GAACACCGTCATATCCCAGTTTCTCAATAACGTAATCTATCGCCTCCTCGTCAGACAGATATTTACTTGAGTCCCCGGGCATTTCATCACGGAGGGCATCAAACAATTTGTCCACGACATCGTCGTGTTCCAAATCGGCAAAATTGCCGCGAACATATGCCGGGACCACGACGCCCCTCTTGTAATCGTAAATCGAACCGGGGCGCGCCGTAGCCGCATATTCACTTGCTACAGACGGGTCATCTGAAAACCAAGTATGAGCGTCCAATGCTGATAATTCGTCTAACTCTTCCTCACCCACAAAGCCTGTGTATTGAGGGGTGTCTACATCGAAACCCATTTCTTTTAGCCGCTCCCTGGCAAGCAAGTTCCCCCGGGATACTTGCTGGTTGTCGGCGATGTTCTGCAGGGCGCCTTTATCTATTCCTCCGTCGTCAGCAAGCTCTTTCAGCACCTTGAGAATGTGTCTAATGAAAGAGTAAGCCATCAGATGCCGTCATCCTCACCCAGCAGAGCACCCAAAGCGCCAGCAGCTGGCGGAACGGTGAACATCACGTCCTTGAATTTCCCGAACTGCCTGTGCTTGTCCTCAGGGCTTGTATAGGTATGCACTTCGACGCCCTCCTTCTCCAGGATAGCCTTAGACCTGGCATCCTCTTTTGGCACAAGCGCATAGCGGGCTTCGCTGAGGGGCACTTCCCTGTATGGCTTGGCTTCAAAATATTCCGTAGGCATCCCTCGTAAGAGTTCAGCGTAGTCATCCAGCTCGCCCTTCAACTCTTCCGGCACCCCCTCGAAGAAATCGTCCCAGCGTCTGGTTTTCAAGGCGTCTAGCATATTCTCATAAGTACGCTCAGGAGCTAAGAATCGATTACCGGGCGGGTCTCTGAGATAAGGCTCAAATTTAGTTATCAACTCCCAAAGCCTACTGTTAGCCAGCTCCTTAGCCTCCTCCATTGAAGCGCCTGTCTGTAACTTATGCCGCGCTTCCTTGATCTCTGACTGGGTACGAAAGGACGGCGTCACTCGGGCTCTGAACTCCCCCGGACCAGGATACGAACCCTCATCACTGCTCTTAGCTCGCGCCCGCATTTCTTTAACTATTTCGGGCACAGTGTAAGGCACGTAGCGTGGCTTGCCTGAAGGCGTATACCTAAGTATGCGTTCCTTCCAGCCACCAATTTCAGCCAGTGACTGAACGTAGTCGTCGTAGCTGTCGAGTAAAGTATCCGCCCCTACCACTGGCGCGTCATTGGGAGATTCCAGAATGATGCGCTTTCTCAAATCGGCTACCGCTTCCCGCCCTACAAACTCGCCTCTGGCCTGAGCGTCGTTGATTATGCGCGCCAACTCCCTAGACACAATCGGGTTATCCTCGTAGATGCCCGAAGGTCCAGAGCGCATGAAGCTAAGAAACACAGACAGGTCGTTTTCCAGAGCAAGCATCCCCAGCTGTTTATCCATCATGAGCAGTCGCTCATGGGTAATGGCATGCATGCCCGGAGAGCCAGTCCAATCTTCGGGTACAGTGCGGTGGGGGTCTGTTATGCCCAGCTCTTCTCTTGCCGAGGCTAATTCTTCATTCAGCGCCTTCTGCTTCGTTATAACAGTAGACGAGGGGGGGTGCCCTGGTGTATACGCATCCGCGGAGACGACTGGATTCCTCGGGCCGGGCTTAATCGTTGACTGGGGATAAATCAGCGAGATATCACCAAAGCGCGTAAGCGCGCCCCTCCCTTCTAATCCTGGCCGCGTAATGGCTATGCTAGGCGCAGGTATTTGGGCATCTAGTTTTTTATCGACGTGCGCTAAGCTCGCTGCACTCAGGTTATGCTGAACCATCATCCAGTCTTCGTCAGCTACCGCTGGCTTTCTCTTCTTGGTGGCCGCGACCGGCTTTAGCCACATCTCTATCTGCTCTGGAGTTATAAAGTCCGCGGGAGCCTCAACCCGTGAAAGTCCCCCACTAGGCAGTGCTTCCTCAGTCCTGCGCAACCCACGTAGGCCGCCGGAACTTTTTATAAGGTCAAGCGCAAGCTGTACGGGTGCAGTCCAGGAAGGCATCAGATAGCCTCTTTTTCCTCGCCCGTAAGGACCGCCGCGGTTGGCGCGCCAAAGATGGACAGCAGAGCGCCCTTCCTAATGAAGTTCTGCATAACCTCTTCAGGGGAAAGACCAGTCTTTTCTGCGGTGCTGGCGGCGCGGTCCCTGAATATCTCCATGAAAGTTTTTCTGCTAGTCGCATCGACATTAGTGAGGGCCGACCCGCCCATCCACATACTGGCTTGCGCTTCCGCGGGGGTTAAACCAAACTCCTCGGCCACCTCGTTCATAAATTCCTCAAACGCTGCGTATTCATTCGCATTAGGCGCCTCTGCCCATATCATGGGCGAATCTCCAACAGTCACCCCAGGCAAGTTACTCCCGCGTTTTGACGGTAATGTAGCGCTCAGGTCAACCACGCCGTCCTGCACCGCCGCCTTTGCCTTAAATACATCTTGCACCTTATCCCCGACAATCCGTGTCGTGAAATATTCCTCAGCGTCCGGGAACAACGTCACGACATCATCCTTAAACGCCTTTCCTACATCGGCTCCCGTAGATAGCCAATCCGGGTCTTTGGTGGACAGAGCCATCATGCGAGTAAAGTGCAAATCCGCCGCGATGGCGCTCCTTCCCCCTATAAAACTATGAGAAAAGCCTACAGGTTTGGGGTTCAATCCCCACGAGCCTTTAGCGGGCGCTACACCCGGTTCCGGGGCCATGCTGAAGCGCCCCTGCAACAACCTTGACGCCGTCAGCTCCTGGGCGCCCTGCGTGAGATGCCCGTACCCTTCAGGACGGCTCCTGGAGACAGCGCGCACGTCTTCTATACCTTTAGCTTTCAGGAGGGCCTCAGCGTACAGCTCCCCCACCGTCTTACCAGTGCCTTCCACCGGAGTGGCATCAATTAAACGGGCACGCATAGCAGATGCGTTGCCTATGTTGGCGGGAACTTTGGAGCCCGGACTTGCAGCACCCATGAGATACATAAATTCTCGCCACTCTGCGTCGCCTAGCTCCGTTCCCAGCTCCGCCACAAACCAGTCCCTCAGCTCCTCCGTGTTGTACCAGTCACGTCCGCCTATTTCCATCCCATGCCGTATGTGCTCATTTATGAGCTGCCTTGCCGGGTTCTCAGGGTCTCGCAGTGCTTCCAGCGAACGAGTCATGCGCGAGGACAGCTTCTTTGGCTTGTAGCGAAGAGGGGTAGCAAAGGTGCGGTCAGGCGCTGCGCCCCGATACTCCGGCTTTGAATGCGGGGGGGCTCGGTACATATCCAGGCTTTGAGGAGGCGGGGTGTGGATGTCCTTAAGCGCTCCTGTATCTTCTAGCCCTGGAGATAAATATTTCTGCACCAGCTTGTAGACAGCTGGGTGTTTTAAGAGTGTGGTGAGGACACCAGCCATTGTTGTTTATCCTAATCTGCTAGATGCTCGAACGCCCCAGCAATATCGGACGGGTCGTACGTGACTTCGCCACTGAGGAACTTTTTCTTTACTGCGTCGGTAAACGGAACCACGTAATATTCTTGGGGCTCCAACTGGGATAGAGATGCGTCTAGCCCGATATTAAATTCTTTTTTCATATCGAGAGCCAGGTTAACAAGCTCTTTCACTTCTGCTGGCGCTCCATTGGCTAACGAATCCAGAAAGTCTACAGGTCTTTTCCATAGACTGTCCCAAAGCACCTTGGTTGAGAAACCACGAACCATTGTAGCGGTTAGAGGATTTAGGGCGCCCCCGGGAAAGCCACCCAGAGGACGCACCACCTGTGACTCAACTGCTGCAGCTTTTTCAAACAAATCAGGGAGGTAATTGTGGAGGTCATCTTCATGTGAAGAAAAACGTGCGATCAGGTCTGCTTCCTCCTCGGAGGCTATGCTGCGCACATACTTCTCTGTGAGATTACTCTCAGCGCGGGCCACTATGTCCTCCAGCTCAGCTTCGCCGGGAAGAGTAGTCCGGGGAAGCACGTCGCCTTTACGCAGCTCTACCGATTCCCCTGTCAGCTCTCCCAACAGTCTTTTGAGTTGTCCAGGTAGCGTCTTGTTATAGAAAAACGAAGGGGCGCCTTCGCCTACATATTTTGCTACCGTCTCATGGGTAGGAATAGCAATCGTATCGACGTTTCTCTTAGCGGCCTCCGTCATAAAGTTAATCAGTTGAGACCGTGCAAATTTTTTCGGGTTGCTTATGGTCTGCTGTGGACCGGACAACGGAGGCGTCGCCTCCCTAGTTAACTGCTTAATCTCCGCTATGTTCTCTGCGCTGAGAATACCCTGGCCAAAGGCGGCCCTGGCGAGCATGAGCGGGTCGCGCCTCCAGTCCAGTGGCAGTGCCCCTTCGATCAGCTCCTTGCGGTATCCGCTCACTCCGGGGAGCTTCTCCACCCAGCCAGACGGAAGCTCCTGGAGCGTAGTCCAGTCCAGAATAGTGTCTACATATGCGTAATACGCTTTCCGGTCTTTCTCATATTTATCGAGCGGCCCTTCCCCTTTTCCACCTGTAAGGTCAGTTTGAACTTCATTCAATATGGCCGTATCTCCGTACTCGGGAGAATCGGTTATAGTCGCCCGGAAATGCGCGCCGTATGTGCTTACATCAAAATGACTTTTTGGGAGGTCGATTCGTCGAGAAGGATACTCTACAGCTAACTCGCTCTGCAGAGAGAAGCCAGGCTCCCCCATACGTTCAGACAAACCCCTAGCTGAGTGCTCAGATGTCTCCATCCAGCCAAACAATGCATCAGCAAGAGCGCGCACAGCAGGCGTAGCTTCTGTATTAAAGTTGCTTAATACTCTCTCAGGTTGTTGTAGTAGGGATGCATGAAAGCTAGCAAAATTTCTTTTGCTTTCTGCAGCGGGGTCTAAGAGAGCGGGGGCGACCGCAGAATAACGAGGTTCATACGGTCTGCCAGTATCACGTAGATAATCGCTCTCGGAGTAGGGTGCCGTTCCCTGTCTTTGCGAGGAGGGCGCGCTTGGATCGAGGGGAAGTCTGAACTGGAATGGCCTTGCCGCCGCTGATGGAAATGTCTGGATAGCTTCCAGCTGCTCCCTACCGTAAGGAGAATATGCTCCCCATTTAACTGTGTGCAGCTCAGCCTGGTCCTTCGCTATATCCGAGATATTCCCAGATAACTCTGCAAGTTCGCTTCTCAAACGAGAACTAAGTCTACCAAACTGCGCACGGGGGGCAAGGAGCGCTGCGTCCTTCACCGGCACATTAACTGAAAATGGTCGGCCGCGGTAATGGGCGACGTCGCCCTCTCCAAATACGTCCAATGCAGGCAGCTCGTCTTTACCTTTGCGTATTGCCTCAAAATAGTCAGAACGTAGTAGCGCCCATAAATCATCTGGAGTAGAGTGCAGCAAGTCATCCGCTAAACTGCTTAGCTCACCAATGGAATCAGAGAGGTACCCCTCCATATAATGCTTTCCGAGGCTACCATCTGACTCCATCATTCTCTGCATAGAAGAGATTAGGTCGAGAGAGGTGTCGAGATTTTTCTGAGCAACGGCAGACCTTGTTACAAGTCTTTCATGCCCCAGCTGTTCTCCCGTAGTTGCAGCGTAGTTTAGGGTCTCTGGAATTGTGACGCGCTCAAGAAACTCATGTTGATACGGTGGAGCAACTTGTCCAAGGGTGTCTCTCGCATCCGCAACCATGTGCAGATAGTCGTCAAATTCTATGCCCTCGCTGGGAGATGGCTGCAGGGACGAAAGAGTATCAAAATGCACATCAGCCAAAATCGAGGGGTCTACCTCTGGAACTCCCTCTCGAATAAACTGCGCCATCCCCGCAACCGATGGCTCTTCTATGAGTGGAAGCCCCTCGGTGTACCGGGCAATATCCGCTCTTCTCAAGGGAAGGTCTTGAAATAACCCCCCTTCCGTGGCAGCTAGTTTATCAAGGAATTCAGGCCCCCCTTCTACATCTCTGAGGCCCGCTTTTTCCAGATCGGAAATATACTCGCTAGCAGAGCCTTTCTTCCGAAGACCCCCAGTACGCTTTAGCGCAGCAGCGAGAGGGTTAAGAACAGCTTTACTTAGTGTACTTAAAGCGCCAAATGCCATGAGGTCATCCCTGTCCGCCAGCAATCTCGTTAGCTAGGATTGCCAGCGTCTCGTTGAATGACTTGTCAAGCTCCTTAGCCGCCTGCGCAAATTTGCGGGGAGATATATCGTCCGACGAGAAGCCGCGGCGCTCTAAGAATTTCTTAGCTGCGCGAATCTCAGCGGCGGCGACCTTCTTAATGGCGGCGCGTCTAGCCACGTCAAGTTACGGGTCGTCGGCAAGCGGCCCAAGCGCGCCAGTCCCGCTTCCTTGCGTGAGATGCCCGTACCGCGGTCGCCGACTCCTGAAATCAAAAAAGTCAGGCCCGCGCTCCCCCACAGGCACAAGAGGCGGTGCATCAGGTTCAGGTCTAATATTGTGCCGAGGCACAAGAGGCGTTTCCGTAGGGAGAGGACCGTAAATAGCATTTAAGAACCTATCCATCAAGTCACTCATCGAACCTAGTTCCTCTTTCGTCGGAGCCTCTCTATTGATCTCTTTTAGAGTGTCATATTGGCGTAGAAGGAGAGCAGCATTCTCAGGGGACAACAAGCCAGGGTCTGGGTCTCTGGCTACCTGAGCTAAGTTGTCAAGTACTTCTTGAAGAGCGTCCGCTTCCTCTATTTCGTTAGCCAGCTCAGCGCCCCCAAGTGCGCTTTTTAGCTGCTGGATGGCCCCCACCTGTTGATCGCTTAATCTCTCTACCATGGAACCGGAGCCTGCTGCTCTCAAGCTCTGCGGAAACCCCTTAGGTTCTATATCTTTCAGCGCGTTCCGCAGAGATACTTCTTCGTCGTGCATAGGAGTGTGGGGCATTGTACTGTTCGTCCTGTGTAATAAGTTTGCGGGGCCTTCTACTACCGGAAGCTCAGATGCATGTGTCGATGATCTATCGCCATGCAAGAATTTTAATCCTGTGGTTAACTCCCGTTCGTGCCTGTAAAGAAGGTCTTTAAGATAGGAGGGCAGCTTACTTGCTTCTGGGTCGTCTCTAAACAGCTGAAGGAAGGCTTTATCCTCTGGGGTTATAGGGTCTCCGAGGTATTTTAAAAAGGGCTCCACGTCCACTGGCGACTCTCTTAGACTCATGAAAAGCGCTTTTTTATCCTCCTCTGTAAGGTCCTCCCATGTGGCCACTGTACTGTCTCAACTTTAATGAATAAGTGAAATTATGGTTGCTCGGCTAATCTTCTTTAGGCGGGCAGTCACAGGTATCCGGGTCGCATTTGCAATCCGGCTTTCCGCATTTAGGGCATACGTCCATCGTCGTTTCCTCGTGAGCTGTCTTCTTCAATTTAAGCACAGCCCTGGATTTTGAAATGATGACATGAGAGTAGTTGGATAAGTTCTTGAGGTTTGTAATTGGTATTTCCTATTAAGTCATTTACGCCCGCGTGGCTTCTTGCCATAACCAGATGCGTACACCGCACGGCCCTGTCGTTCAGCAGCTTTTTTCGTTGGGTATACCTTACCTGATTTACCCCAACGGTAACCGCCTGTAACTTTTCTCACTGGCATCTAAGTGCGCGCACTCAAGTTAATACTTCTTCGATCTACTCGTAGTACGAGGCTTCTTTCTTTTCTTCTTCTTCTTCGTTTTGGGGTCCCCCTTTCTTCCGGGCATCTCAATAACCTCCGTGCATCATCGGTCCGAGCAGCTTGTTCATCATTCCGTGCACATCGCCGTCCTGCACCTTGATGACCTTGACCTTCATTTTCTTCCCGTTACCTGGCCCCTCGTCATAAGACTCTTCTTCCACTTCTTCGCCTTCTTCATAACCTTCCTCTTCCATGAGTCCCTCATTTTTGAGATACGCCTGATGACACAGCATCAGGAATCTCTGCAGCTGCTCATCGTCGAGGGGAACGTCGCTAGCCGAGAATCCCATCTTAGCCTCGAACATACCATGCATATCAATGTCGTTTAAATTGTCAGCCATCACCACGCTCCTTCATGACTACTCCTGCGACCACGGTAACCGCGGCCAGCCCCATAAAATAATTGGTGCCCGCAGGGATGAAGGTGCTCAATAAAATAGCGGCAACACCCACGGCCAACCAGGTGGTTGGCTCGATTAGTCTGCTTTTAACCCACTCAATTACAGGCATAAACTTGTCCTCTTATGGAATCGTTCGCTTGATTATTTCTTCTTCTTCTTCGTAAAGCCATACGTTCCCTTAGGTTTCCGAGTAGCTCTCGCCACGGCCCTGCGTCCAGCCGGTGCCATCTTCTTAGTACGCTGCGCGCCACGGGTCATACCAAGTTGCTCATCTTTTCTCGCGCTGTACCCCTGCTTTTTACTTGCCATAGGTCTGCTCCATATAAGTTAAGGTAAGACGGCTCTGGGTTTGTGAGTAGTCCAACCCGTACCCAGAGCAAATAAGCATAGCTAATCTAGTCAACACGTAACAACCAGCGTACCGGACAGCCCCGTATCGGCAGAGCCGTTTACGCTGTAAATCTTGACGGTGACCTTAGTGGACCCAAAATTAGTCTTGATGGAAAAGCTCTCCGACTGCCCCGTGGGAATATCGTCGTATTCTTTTGACCACCCTTGGGAAGAGGACACTTTCACGTTCCAGGAGTAACCGTCAGGGCTCGTAATCGTCGCCGTGACTTTTACTGTTGAGCCGATTGTGGTGTACGTTTTGCTGTCCTTGAACTCACCCGTGTCATCCAGGGTGAAGTGCATCGTGTCCGAGGAGCCCATCATGTGGTCAGGTAATTCGTCCTGCCATACGATCATACGCCTAGCTCCGGGTGGTGATTTACTGCGCTACGCATACCCGCCGCCGTTGCCGTCGTTACGCAGCTTATCATCTAGCCCCTCAAAAAACTTATTTAAGGGACTTGTTGTAGTGGCGTCTGTAGGCACAGGAGGATATTGAGTTACAGGATATTGAGTTACAGGATATTGAGTTACAGGATATTGAGTTGAGGGGAGCGCTCCTAAGTTAGGCGGAGGAACGTATGCGTCAACAACAGGGGACGTCGGTAGCACCTGCTGTTGTGCGAACGGGTCTGCTGGTGGCGGCTGTGCCGTTGGTACTAGTCCTGGAGCTACTCCTGGAGCTACTCCTGGAGCTACTCCTGGAGCTACTCCTGGAGCTACTCCTACCATGGGGTTGGGCTGAGGAATAACACCCGCGCCGCCTTGCTCTGCGTTCACAAGCCTGTTTACTGTCTCCAAATATTTCTCTGTAGCTGCGTACACATCGACTGCCATCTTTAGAACTCTCCAGGTGGTGGTGGTATCAGTACGTCTTTCTGAAGTTCTGCGGCTAGCTTAGCATCTTCTCTTTGGAGGTCTGCGGCCAGCTTGGCTTCTTCATGCTGCAGGTCGGCAGCCAGCTTGGCCTCTCCCTGCTGGATGTCGGCCGCGGTCTTAGCTTCTCCCTGCTGCATCTCGGCCGCGGTCTTACGCGCATCCTGCTCCATCTCGGCGGACAGCTTAGCTTCTTCACGCTGCACATCGAGAGCCGCCTTCTGCTGGGCAATCTGAACCTCAGCCTGCAGCTTGGCCATCTTGGCGCTCATGTCAGCCTGCATCTTCGCCATCTGCGCCTGCAGCTGCTGCTGAGCCTTAGCCTGGTCGATGGCCATGTCCGACTGGGCCCTGGCCTGGTCAGACTGAATCTCGGCCTGCGTGCGCATCTGCAGAGCCTGAGCTTCAAGCTGCGCGAGCTGCTGCGCATACTGCAGCATGTCTTGTGGCCCACCTTGCTGCTGGCCCCCTATTTCCGCGAGCCCAGGTATCGGCGTCATCTGCGGAACTTGCTGCACAACTTGCGCGGCCTTCTCGGCAATCGCGTTGTCTTCTTGAATCGGCACGTCTTCAAATTTGAATCTCGGGTCTCGAATATCTGGCATCTCAGGCATCTGTATCTGCATGGCCTGCTGCATGCGCAGCCTGTAGAGAAACGCCACATGCTCGGCTACATGCGCAATCAGCATCGGCCCCAGCGTTCCTTGTGCGGCCGGATTACCGGCGAGAGACGGGTCTTGCATGAACTGCAGATGCACAGCGATGTGCGCTTCATGATTCTGGTCGATGAACGCCTTGATTGATTTGCCCAGCATCACGGACATATTTTCATCTACCGGGTCCAGCTGCGGCGCCTCTTCAGGCTTAATCAGAATCTGGTCTATGTTCTGAATCCTGACAGCCTCGTACATGCGCTTGTAGGCTTCGTACATATCGTGCAGCTGAGGAGCCGAGGAGGCCATCTGCAGCACGGCTTGCGCCTGAGCGATGCGCTGGGTGGATGAAAATACATTCGGGTCAGATACCGGCACCACATCGATTTGAGAATCAAAGTCGCCTTGGCGAATGATGCTGGAGACCCCTACCATCGAGAAGTTCATCTCTTCAGGAAGGTGCAACGCGTTAAGCGCCACCATCAGTTTAAATTCCTTGCCTTGCGACACATGCAGGCGCTTGTGAACTGCGCTGAATATTTTCGAGCCCTGCTCAAGCATCGCAATCGTCGTGCCTACAGGCGCATTCGGATTGGAGTCACCGACGTTGAGGTCCGCAATAGCCGCGAACCTTTGCCCGGCATCGACTATGAAACTCAGAAGCTGAAACAGAGTCGCTGACGGTTCTTTGAACGGCAACGGCATCACCGCTTTTTTGACATCGTCTACGGTGGCATCTAGGTCTACGAACTCCCCTGGCGCTATCTCCATCTCTCCGCCAGGTATCCGGCCTTTTAGTTTGAAGCCGCCCTGCATGTTCGAAAACGCTGCAGAATCGAGAAGCGCACGCAGCGCACCGGTGGCCACTTTCCCCAGGCCCCCAATCATGTGATACAGACCGAATCCGTAGAACCCCAGCCCCGGCAGGAATTTATATTCTACAAACCAGTCTCGTTTTTCTTGCAGCTCATCATCTTCTTGCCAGTTACGTCTGATGGAGACTATTTTCTCAGACTCGTGGTCAATCGTAATGACATACGGAAGAGCTACAGCATTCTCATCTGAGGAATCTGCGTCGTCTATCCCGTCCCACATTCTATACGTGTGCATTTCGAGCAGGACTACGGTTTTGTCATCACGCTCTGCGTCGAACGGAGAGATGCCCTCGATAGAGTCTACGATGTTCTCGCCTTCTACCTCCCCGCCGCTTTGATATGCATCCAGCGGTTCGTAATACCCGGCCTGCACAAATCGATTGTAGTCATTGCGTGACAGCTTGATGACATGCGTATACCGGGGTGACGTCTTCAGGTCCGTACTGTCTGGTGAGACTACAAAATCTTCTGCTTGAACGAATCTAGCGGTTAATCGGTCTTTAGATGGGTCGAACCAGACTTTCTTGAACGTCTGCCCCACGAGCGGCAAATGAAATAGCATCTTGTCCAGGTCAGGGAAGTACTCGGGCATCTCTTCCGTGATCTGGTAATTCATAAACTCTTTGACGCGAGTTGCTTGCTCTTCCAGCTCATCGTTAGCCTCACCGACGATGATTGTCCGCACGGGGCCGTCCGGTGGAAACAGCTCAGCAACCGCACGCGCCTGGAACTGCGTAGCCGCCTCAGCGATTAGCGGGTGCACCACCTGACTGAGACCACGTACAGCTCGGTTCTCATCGTCATCGATGACGTTGCCGTCGATGTCGAGCGTTTTGAGACCGTCCTTGTAACGACGCTCCCACTCTGCGCGTCCGGCTTTGTCGGACTCGTAAAAGTCCATCAGCTCGGAAGCCGCAGTGGTCAGCTCGCGGGTGTCGACTTGCTCGACGAGGTTTACGTCGAAATCTGGCGAGCCCTGCTCTGATTCGGGCTCAGGCGTGCCGACCAGCACAGTACCATCGGCAAGCTCCTCGACATCCAGGCCATCTCCGGCCGTGCCGCCTGAGAACGGAATCACTGTGGACATATCTCTAGCCATACATCGCTATCCTTTGTCTGGGTTGCGGAGGCTCATCTTCCAGGTCTTCGCTGTGCGTCAGGAACCAGCCCTTCCTCAATCGTAGCCACGCCTGGGTGCAGGTGTCTACGATATCATCGTTTTCCCCGGCCGGGAACGCCGCGCAGATATCCATCAAGTCGATGGCCCACCGCCGATTACTCGGGTACCAGATACGCCCGTCCTCCAATAATGCAGACGCGGCATGAGCGCGAGCCTCCTTGTCTCTGTCTGGAAGGTACTCCAAAACCGGAATCCCCGCCATGCGCAAGTCTTGAATGAGAGACTGCCCGCTAGCCTTCTTCTCGATGAGCACCGCGTCAGGGCTGTACTCCCGATACGCATCCTGAGCCTCGCGTCTCAAGTCCGGGTAGCTGACGCGGTCGTACCAGCAGTCAAGAGCGAGCGCGTTCCACGCGCCGTCCTTGGAGAAGACGCCCCACGTCGTGCGCGCCGAGTAGCTGGTCTGCTTGCGTTCCCGAGTCGAGTACGCGGTGTCCCAGCTCTGAATCACGTAGTCGATGTCGGGCAGCGTCGCCGACTCCCACTCGCGCCACCACTTGCGTTTCAGAATCGCACCGCCTCTGGGCATAGGACGCTGCTGCATCTGACCGGCCGCGGCATACTCGCCCAGAGAGCGCTCCAGGTTCTCCAGCGTGTACTCGTCGATTCGGTCTGGCCACAGCAGCTCGCCAGGCTCAGTGCGAGGGTCGACGTCGGAGGCGCCAGCCAGCAGCGCCGGGTGGTCCGGCTCATAGCGCGCGGGTAGACACAGGTGCTCCCACTCGCCCGCAGTGTCGTTCGACAGGATGTGCCCGGTGAGGTCGACCTCGTGCACCCGCTGCATGATGAGCACAAAGGCGCCGGTCTTGGGGTCGTTAAGCCGAGTCTGCATCGCCTGGTCCCACCACTCAAGAACGCCCTCACGCACCGCAGAACTTTCCGCTTCTCTGACGTTGTGCGGGTCATCGATGACGATGATGTCGCCGCCCTCGCCGGTCAGCGCTCCGTCGACCGACGTTGCGATGCGATAGCCGGTGGCGTCGGTGTCGAACCGCTGCTTCTGGTTCTGGTCGCTAGTCAGCGCGAACTGCTCGCCGAAGTGCTCTTGATACCAGGCCGAGTCGATGAGACGACGGCTCTTGACTGAGTCTCGAATCGAGAGCGAGCTAGCGTAGCTCGCGTAGAGGAACCGTTTATCCGGGTATTTGGTCCAGGTCCACGCCGGGAGCATCACAGAGGCTGTGAGGCTCTTCATGTGACGAGGGGGTATGTTGATAATGAGGCGACGGATGTCGCCTTCTACGACGGCCTGGAGATACTCACAGATTACATCGATGTGCCAGTTGCTATGGTACGTCCTCCCCGGCTCTATTATCGGCCAACATTCTCGGACGAACATCTTCAGCGAGCGGCGCATCCTCTCCGCTCGAACTGACGTCAATGACAGCGTGGCTAAGAACTCTTTCAATCGCGGTGAGGTCATCGTTGCTCAACTTGCTGATGTCAACGGTCTTATGCTCTTCAACCGTGGCGTTTATCTCGACGGCTTTGAGGTCAGGCATGCATTTGCCGAGCAGAGTCTTCGCGGCCAGCACTCGCAGCTCGGGGTCAGCTGAGATTTTGCCGATGTGCTCCACATTGCCGTCCTCGTCGCGGGCGTAGACCGGGAACACCTCGCGCCCGGTCATCACCGACGAGAGAAACCCAGCCGGGTCCGCCTGTCCCATGATCCAGGTGATGAGGCTGCGATGATTCCACTTGTACGGCTCGCCTCGGGTGCGCTTCGCGCTCTTCAGAGGCTCGACCGACTTGAAGCGACCGTCGAACTTCGGCCTGCGGTCGGTTTTCCCATCCCACTTGTCATAGTCGCGTCTCTGACCGTCATGGATGGGGCGCTGGACCTGAATTTTAGGCTTGGGAGGGCTGCGCGGCCTGCCCCGCTTGCGCTTCACCGGCTCAACAGGCTGCGCCTCAGCAGCGGGGGCCTCAGCAGCGGGGGCCTCAGAGCCCAGAATCGGGGTTAGTGAGTGCTCACTAACATTCTGGGTTGTTAGTGAGTGCTCACTAACATTTTTTGATTTTTTCGCCGCCGCGGCGCCCTCCGCGGCCGCGGGCGGGGCGCCCCGCTCTTTTCCATCGCTCTCAGAATTTATAGCCATGTTCGTAACAGATTGATTTGCAGTGACAATCGAAACCAGGACTCTGTATTACAGGAGAGGAAGAAACAAGTCAAACCAAAAGAAAGTCAGCGCTGACATAAAGGCACGCCCCCTAACGTAGTTAGGGGGCAGCCCGTGCATCAGTTCGCAGCATCGTTCTCAGCGCTTTTCGGTAGCGCTAAAATCTGCCGCATAACATCCTCAAAAAATTCCCAGTACGCAGGGAGTTTCCTCAGCTCTCTGATTTTGTTAAACACCTCCCGGTATGATGATGCAGTCAGGTCGGAGTCCCACATATCGGTCGAATTTACCGCCCAATCCAGGGTTGCAGACAGATTCTTCAGGCGGTCTGTGTTCATCGACTGCTCAACAGAGAGGGCTCGCCCAACCTTCTCCAGGCGTTGAAAAACATCTTCGCTCATGAGATAGAGGCGCATGCATCTTCTCCTAAAGTCTCAGGTCCAGTTCCAACTGCTCAGGCTCCAGGTCTGGAGTGCTCTCAGGCAACGGCAAAGCCTGCTGTTTTTCCGAGAGATACCACAGGCACATTAAGGCAGCTTCAGCGATCCCGTCGTTCCTCTGCACCGCCCACAGTTCCCGAAGCAGCGGACCAAATTTTAGTTTCGCCAAGTCGAGGCTAGCTCGCTTCGATTGCCCGACGAGACCCATCGAGCGCTTCCACACAGCTGGAGTCACGTACTCCACTCTGCGAGCGGTGAGCTGCGCGACAGCCTCAATCGCACCCAGAGCGCGGCCGAACTGAAATGTGCTGCTCACCCCCTGCTGGGGCATCGCCGAGACCGATTCGACAATCGCGACATCCACGATGGGGTACGGCAGCGTCTGCTCGTGTCCTCCGTTCGCAGCTCTCTCAATCAAGCGAACTGCTTCCGGGGCGTCCACCACCTTTTTCTTGCGCAGCTGCAACACCGGCATCCGCTCAGCCAAAAGTAACTCAGGAGCCGTCAGCGCCTCCATCACGCTGTTGACTTCGAGCATCGCAATGCCGCCTCCCTGACCTGGGTCTATGCCTAAAATAATCATTTGCCGGTCCCCTCTCCCCTCGGGGCGCCGCCCTTAGCGGCACGCCCCCGTAGGGGGCTCTTTCTGCTCAATCGGTAACTCATTGATCTACCTCCTGTTTTTGGCAAAGAGCACTATTGATAACCGTTTTGAGTGCTCATTCGCTAAGCTGTTGATTTAAAAGGAAAACCACCTGCTCTTTGACATTTTAAAGAGCGGCCTTTTTGGCCAAAACGGCTCTTTTACGCTCTTTGATTATCAATCGGCAAGTCATTGATTACACTACCGTTTACAGAATAACTGCCCTTTTTGCCTGAATTTCTGATCATCGCCTCTCGTCCGTTTTCAGGCTCTCATACTCGGAGTCGGCGGATGCCGAGGACGGCTCCTGGGCAGGGATAACCGCCGCCCCCATGCCCAGCACAAAGGCCAGAGCTTCGAGCGTCAGCCAAGCCTCAGTGAACGACATCTGAGGGCTCCTCAAGCATGGCCCAGAGGCTCCATTGCTCCCCCGGCACCTTCCCATCGAACGCTCGATTCAGCTCAAGCAAAAAGTAACCAAACGTCGTTTTGCTGAGCCGCAGCGCTTCCTCTCTCCTCTCGATGTCCCCCTCCGCAGAACCTCGGGACAGCTTCATCTCCTCAGTGCGGGCCTCACACGCCTCCCAAAGGTCGCCTAGCCACATCACAAACAGGTCCAACTCATCCGGTCGAAACCAGGCGTGCACTCCCTCCTCAGTCCATTCCAGCAGCTGCGCCGCGAGATGAGGAGGAGGTACAAGCTCCCCGTCCCCGGACTTATCCCAGCGAAGCAGCAGCGCAGCTGTTCCCGCAAGTAAGCTCGTCTCACCCTCAGGGATGTCGAGAGTCCTGGCCCAGTCAAAAAGCTGCGCGCTGTCAACAAGATTTAAGGCGGTGACGAGGTGCCCGAGACCCACAAAGCTCTTCCACTCCGTGCCGTCTCCGTGGTATCGGGCCAGCTCTTCATCGGTGGGGAAACGTATCCGCAGCTGCTCCACCATCGTGCCTCCCTGGACCCAGCGCCCGTCTGGAGGCAAATACGAGTCGTCCGGTCCGCTCATGTTTGCCTCCAGACGCTGCCCGAGTCCTGGCTGTCGAGTCTGACGGTGATGTCGATGTCGCCGTTCGTGGCCATCCACAGCTCCGCAGCAAACTCCGCGAGCGCCGCCTGCGAGCGCCGCAGGGTTTCGGTACGCATCTCCATGAGCGTGGCTGACGCTCGAATCGGGATGACCTTGTTCTCTTGTCGCACGTCCATTTCGATG